CAGTCATGGCCTGTAAAGCCTGTGCGGTTAACTGTTTCCTTGTCCTTTTAATAGGAATTTCATTGGAAGTTAATTTGAGACTGTTACCAGTGGTAGTGTCTCTTTGAGCTTCAAAGTCTAAATCAGCATCTAAATCATCCAAGTCATGTTGTGCTGAAGTCATTTTAATCATTCTTGATTGATCCAATAATACTGGGTCTTCATCAAGTTTGACAAAGAAATCATCAAAGGTTGGTTCAGCCCAACCAGGAGCTAATTTTCCATTAGCATCAAACATTGCATCAGCAGATTTTTCTTCCATTTTCTTTCCTACAATAGGAGTAAAGCTCATATTCACAGGTTGTTGAGCTAAAATCATTTGTTTTATATCCATTCTTATCACCATTTTTTTCTTAAAATAAATTGAAAAAAAATTTTTTTATAGTTTATATAAAATTAATTCCCAAAAAAATTGGGTTTAAAATTTAAAAAAAAATATTTAATTAAAAAAATTAGAAGTTTTACTAGACGTATTTGAGGTTTCTTCCATAAACATCACGTTTCTGTGATTTTTCCTCCATTACTGGAGTTTCCAGAATCTGTGATTGTTTGAATTTACCGAAATTAGAAGAGTTGGATTTTTCATTTAATTGCTTGACAATTTCATCATGGATTTTTTCATCTAATGATTTTTCTTCAAGTACCTCTTCTTCATCGTCCTCATCTTCTTTGTCTTCTGGTTTACCAGTTGTTGGTTCACTCATTCCAGCTTCTGATTTTTCATCATCCACTTCAACATCCCCACTTTCTTCTTCAGGAGAGGTTTCGGTTTCGATTACATCATCATTTTCTACTGGTTCCTCAACTTCATCATCTTCTTCAGTCAAGCTTTTCTCATTTATTTCTTGACTTGCTTTAAACTCAGCGATAATACGATTAGCCACCTTCTCTGCAGCTTTGTCCGCAGCGGCTTGAGCTAAAGGTTCGAGTTTAGGTTCAATTGATTCAAGTATTCTACCTTCAACTTCGGTATTGGATTCATTAATTAAATCTTTCACTTGAGCTAATTGAGCATCAGATAAACCAGCATTATCATTATTCATGTCTTTGTCTTCCACTGGTTCTTCTGGAACTTTATCTTCAATTATATCATTGTCTTTATTTTCCATAGTTTCACCATCATCATTTGTTATCGCATGATAACATGCACCAGTCAAACAATTGCTGGCTATCAAATTCTGACTCTTATACTCAACAGTACCGTAGGTATCCCAGTTTATCGGAATATAGGTTAAGGTAATGTCTTTCAAATCGTAATCAACAATTAATAGGCCTTCTGGAGTTCTTTGTTTCTTTGGGAATCCTGATATGCTGAAACCGAAGTTCATGCCTATGTCGAGGCGTTCTTTTATTCCTTGTGCATATTCTGATAGAATTGTTCCTTTGATCCAAAGCTGGTCATCTTCCACCCATGCTTCGATAACTGCTCCTATTCCACCTTCGTAGTGCCGGTTGTGATCTCGGTATATGTTGATTCCAACGGCTTGTTTTGCTAATGATTTTAAAACTTCTGGTGATACGATTTCATTAGCATAGTCTTTGTTGGTGGTTGATGCAACACCTATTATTGTTAATGTTCCATCTTCGTTCATGTCGTAGGATTTTGATTCGATGGGTAATCCGTAGACACGATATTCTAAAGTTGCGGTTGTCATTGTGTATCACAAAAAAAATAGGGTTTTATTTAAATTCTTTTTTACAGGTTTATTTTTTGTTCTTTTCACTGGCTTAAAAGTGAGATTAAAAAGTTTTTCACTATTTTCTTTGCTTAGCATAGCTAATGGAGGGAGTGTAAAACTTTTTATTTAAAAGAACATTGTGAAAAAAAATAATCTTTCTTTTTTTTATTGCAGAGGAGGAGGAAAAAATCAAATCCACCATTATTTTTTTTTCCTCTTATTTTTTTTTGGAATGAAAAAAATAATAGAGCAGTATTTAGATGTGAGGCTTTAAAAAAAAGGAAAATATGGAGGGATTTGATTTAATCCTTATATTTTTGGACGTGTTTCTATTTTTTTGTAGACGCAAAAGCAATTTTTTTCTTTATAGACGGCAAAGTCGTAATTTCAGAAAAGACTATTGGAGGATAAAAATAAGGACAGTTTTTTGACTTAACTTTTTTTAATCCTCTGTAATTTATTGGTCAAATGTTTTTTTAGGTGATTTGAGAAAATCAACTCTATTTCTTTGTTTTTAGGAAATTGCATATTGGTTGGTTTTGACGAACGAAATTCGATTGTGGAATAGTTTAGCCACTTGTTCCAGGTGGAGTTCATTTTTTTTAAAGTAGCGAAATGACTTTGAAGTTTTAAAGGCCACAATGAAAAATATTGTATTGTGGCCTTTTTTCTTATTTAATTATAGAGGAATTGATTGATGAATAACACAATCATTGATGATTAAATTATTTAGGGGGTATGGTTTTTTGTTTTATGATTTTTAGGGAGAAACCATTACCCCCGGTGTGAAAACTCCCCTAAATTGGAGATATTTTATAAAATGTCTTTGTTTATTATATCTTATCGAAAAATGGTTTTATTTTTGGGTGAATTAATTTTTTTTTGTTTATAGTTTTTGCAGAAGAAAAAAATTATTAATTCTTTTTTTTAAACCATTTTCTTTCAGAAATATTGGATGATATGTGGTTTTGAACCAGCTTTATACCATCATGTATGATTATTTTGTTTTTTGTTTGGGGGTATTGTAACTTTTTTAATAATAATGGTAATGTAATTTATTTTTTACATTATTGGTGAGCTATCAAAAAAGGCCACAAACCATTTCACTCAAATGATTGTGACCTCAAAATACACTAATGCAAATATGAAAAATAATTAAGTTATCTTATACACATTCCCTTTGGAATTATAATAAAAACATGGTGCATCTTTTCCAGTTTCTTCTACAAAAATTGGTCTAGACTCAGATGGATAAATTCTAACAATATAATCGTCATACTTAAATTCATAGGAATCATTACCAACATTTAATTTAGCCAACTTTAAACAAGCATCAACTTTTGCATTCAATACTTCATTAGGCAAATTTAAATCTAAATCAAATATCTCTAATAATTCTGAAATATTAATAAGATCAAGTTTAGAATTTTCACTTCGTATCATTAATAATACCTTTAAATTTTTATGATTATAAATTTAACTCTTTTTCCAACCATAGGGCAAAATCATTAAATCGTTCATGCCACTCATCATAACCTAAAACTTCATATCCAATATTTTTTCCATTTTCATCAAATCTAGGAACTTTAATAGTTGCAGTGGACTTATCTGGAATATTTTTATAAACAACCATACTTAAACCATCTGCAATTACTTCTTCATACTTTTCATCATCATTTGCTTCAAAAGCATTATGAGAACTATTAATACCAAAATTCTCAAATTGACTAAGATTCTCTTCAGTAGATAAATGTAATCCATGAATTGGATTTAAATCTTGAGCATGACTCATCTCATGAAGTAACTGTCTTTGAAAATCAAGACCTAACTCACTAGAATGCCATAATGACGATTTTGAAAAAATATAAATATTCGAGTCATTACCCTCTAAAGTATGAAAAGCCAAAGCATCTTTAAGATGTCCTTTTAGAGGGCTTGGTTTATTTAAAAATATTATATTTTTAGTAGATAGTTTCATTGAATCCAAAGATAGAGAATATGCTTTAACAATATCTAATAAACTAATATATCCATGACTACTATTAACACTAATAATTGAATTTTCACCTTCACAAAGAACTTTCGGAATAACAATTCTACAATCATTTACTTCATCTATAAACGTGTGATATTCAAGAGTGCTTTCATAAGTGAGATCAAATTTATCTGCTATTGCTCCAGGAGAATTTTTGTTAATTTTATTCCTAAATTTTTTAACAATGTTACCAAAAGATTGTATGTTATTTGAATCATTTTGGTTATTCTTAATAACATTATTTTTAACCAATGGAGTTAAATTTATAATATAAGGATTTTTTGGAGGGGCAGTTTTACTTTTCCAAACAGTCAAATAAGTACAACGACATTGAGGATGAAAAGGAGGGAACAAACCCCCTTTAACCAATTTGATGATATTATGAACTTTTTCTCTTTTAAGCAACTCCGGTGAAAAAATACGTGGCTCATCCTTGTTGAATTTATAAGCATACTCTAAACAAGTAGTGCAAACATCACTGTCTTCAGCAGTTAAAATCTTGACTTCAGTGTAACCTTCATTAACATAAGACTGTAACATTCCAGTATTCTGCATACGTGATGTTTCAGTCTTAGCAATCAAAGTAGCTCTTTGACGAACAGACAATGTGGAACCATCCAATGGTTTGATGCCTGCATCAACAAGGTCACGTGCAAGGTCATAAGGATTCTCACCAGTAATGATACCTTGTAATATTTTATTCTTAACGGTGCCTCTGAGGTCATTGTCAAGTTTCCTTATCAGATGATAATTATAATCCTTAGCAATACGGATAGCTTGCTTATCAGCATCCGTATAATTAATGGATTCCCGGATATTCTCATATCCTTTCTCTTTACCAATACGGTAAATTTCATCTAATAAATCATCAACACTATCATAATTACCTTCAAGGATATTGTCCCATTCTTCTTCCAATGCTTGGAAGATTTCTTTTTGGGCTTCAAGTTCCCCATAAAAAGCTTCCTTTGCTTCATCTGATTCTAACCATTCGATTGCTGCATTGATATCTTCATCAATTAATGATGATAATTTATCATAGAATTTTTTAGCTTCCGGATCATCAATGCTTTTACCATCTAATTCAAACCATAAGTCTAATTCTTCAATTAGTAATTGGTTAGTGTAGATGCGGTCTTCTGAAACAGGGGTTATCATTTTTAGTATTCCTTCTTTAATCTTTCAAATAATAATGCTTTTGTTAGACTTTTATTTTCGAGTTTAAGGCTTTTCTGCTCAGTATCAAATAAATTAACATTATTCACTCCGGCTTGTCCGTATCCTAATGGTTCATTACCCCAGTCAACAGGGTCCCAACCATAACCTTTACGGATTTCATTAACAGTACGGACTCCATCACGTATTTGTGTTGATTCAATATTGGCACGTTTCAATTCATCTTCAATATCCATTTCATTAAACTGGAAAACTTCCTGAAAACCATTACGGCCTAATGTTTTGTTGAATGCTGCTTCATAGAATTTAGCTTTAGCATTCATCACATTCTTGAACTGTTCCTTTTGAGCTTCACCATTACCAGAGCCAAGGTTGGCGGTTTCAATAATTCCAATCATTGCCGGAGGAACACGATACAGACTCACGATCATGTCACGGCACATGTTCATCATGTTAACATAATCCATATCCTTATTGGATACATTAGCTGATTGGTAGGTTGCTCCTTTTACTGCTAACATTCCACCTTGTTTTTGAGCTTGAATCATAGCCTGTAAACGAAGCAGTTCTCTATTGAACATATCATCATCCATAGTCTCAGGGAATGATAATATTGCAGTTGGATCAATACCCTCATTCTGCATAATCTTTTGATTATACTCCAATCCAAGATACATCATAATTAATGGTTTTTGGATTTTCTCCAGTTTACTGACTCCGAATTTACTATCGGATAATTCGAGTTCAGGTTCGTAGATATGGATTAGTTCATCAGGTTCATATCTGATATTGGGTTTCATTCTGAACCCGTATTGGCTTGTATCATCAAACCAACGAAGCAGGCTTGCAGGTACATATTGCAGGCCATTAACTATATTATAATCATTATCATTGTAACTGAATTCTTCATAGTTCACTTCAATGAAAGTGTCCCCTATAAGTTCCTGGCTGTTTACTATCTGTTTCAGGAAGATAGGGAA